TAGCTATCAATGTATTTGGATTAATCAAGGTCTCGTCAGCAATAATGAACTCACAACCAATCTCTCGGTTAAAACGATCATCACCGAGCTGTGCTTTTATTTCATCCGCCCACTGTTGATCTCTTCCAGGTTGTTCACTCCAGTGTGCTCTATATGCTCTGAATCCGTTTACACCAATTTCAGTGGTGTTGCCAAAATCATCTTCTGTCTTGTTAGCGCCCTTCCAGATATAAGCAAACTGATCCTCATCGGAGTTAGGGGTGCTTGTGATAATAGCTTTACCACCAGTTGACAATGTAGGTGTGATAGCTGTCCAGAATTCTTTAGCAATACTTGGTCTAACAAATGCAAACTCATCTAAGTATAGTAGTGTAATAGACATACCACGACCTGTGTTTTCAGTAGTTGTTGCTGAAACAATACGTGATCCATTTTCAAAGTCCAATGAACCTTTGTTGTATGTTGTTACACCTGCTTTGATATAATCGGGGCAGTTTTCGTATGCATAACGAATACGTTGCATGATCTCCTGAGCGCCTGTATATTTGTGTGCCGCAACTAAGATAGTACTGTCTGGCACAAACATAGCGTACCAAAGTAAGTACCCAGCCGCTGAAGTTGATTTACCTGACTGTCTTGGCATCAGTGAGATTGAAAATCTATAATTATGATAGGTTTCAATTAATCGTTTCTGATAACCCCATGGGTGATAGACCATACTACCTTTAGTAGGGTGCTGTATCATAAAGAAGTTATCCATAAAATATAGATAACCTGTATCTGGATCACAGCATTTTATAAAATCCTGTAGTTCTTTATCAGTTTTGAAAACTGTTTTAGTGTAGGGATTCTTTACTAGTGATGGTGCATTACTCATAATAAGTATTTATATGAGCAATTTAGGAATGCTATTAAAAAGCACTCCTAAGAGTGCTTGATGTTATTTGATATCTAACGGTCTAGCTTTAGTAGCAACTATACAATAGTACTTTTCTTTCATTTCTATTGGATTGTCCAAATCATTTGAGTTAGGGACATTTAAATCAAATTCAAAGTTATCAAATGCATTGATAGAAAAACCAGTACGCTCTAATAATGCGGCTATTTGTTGTTCACCTAAAACACTATAATGATTTAAGTTATATTCATGCTTACGTTGTCCGTCTGGTGCAGGAACTTCAATGTAAATTTTGCCGCCTTGTTTCAATATACGATTATATTCCATCAAACTAAAGATAGGATATGGACTATGTTCTAGTGAATGACGTAAGAAAATAAAATCTACACTTTCATCAAAATATCCATCTTTTTGTGGTAAGAAACTTAAATCATATGTTTTGATAGTATGACCTTTATCTTGACAGATTTTGATATCGCCTGGGCTTAATGTTACACCGGTAACATCTGTATATTCACGTGTTTTCATCTCATCTAAGAAATAACCAGGGCCGCATCCTAAATCTAAGATTTTAGCAGTTTTTGGAATATTTAATGGATCAATATATTTTTCAAGTATTTGACCTGTCAATACTTTGTGAAATTCACTCTCACCCTCTTCATATATATGGGCTGTATAAAGCCATTCGTTATAAAATTTTAATTTAACTAAGTCAAGCGTGTTATTAATATCAATCATTCGTAATCCTGTAATTTGATATAATTACTTATTCTGATTGACATAGCTTAAATTATTTTCTTTTGTAGCCTTTAAAAGGTTTGACTATGCTTTGAACATTTGTACTTACTAATTCTTCACTATCTAAATTACCATTATTTAAATCTTTATACTCTAGCCCGGCAGCCTTGTATGCTAATATAAGCATATCTTGTTCTTCTTCAGTATAAGGATGTGCGGTGTTGTGTTTACCTACCCAACTTTCAGCATTCATTTCTATTGGGTTTATTCCATCACTACTTGCTACAGCCATCATTAAACGATTCAAATCATATATTCTATCATAGCTGTCTATTTTTTTTGAAAAAACATTTAACCCGCGGGTAGCTTCTTGATGACGTTTAGATATTTTACCAACTTTAGATTCGAATATAAATTCATTTGCTCTCATTTTCTTTTATATCCTTTGAATCCTCTAATCGGTGACTGAGTTACGGTATCGCTCATCTCATTGCTTCCGAATGAGCTTACTGATTTTTTGCCGGATTTTCCAACTTTCTGTAATGCTTGGTCAATAGTTTTACCAAGTTCTTTGTCAAACTGAGATGATACAACCTGATGTTCTCCCCAACTACTTTCTGCCCTAAACTTAGGCTCTAATCCAGTCTGTACATTATCGTGTCCACTTTCACCTCTTACTGCGGCAAGTGCTACACCAAAACGATATAAATTATAGAAGTCATTGTTCTTTAATTCTGGAATAATATACGTATTAGGAAGGGTCATAGATACCACATCAAGACCATCGTGTACTTTACTCAATGTAGTTTCAGTTATAAATTCTTTTGCTCTCATTCTGATTCCGTTGTTAATATCAAGTCGTTTTCAGTTCCCATTAAATAACCGTTAGCATAACCGTCTAATGCAATTTCAATGCCTGATACTACTACCTGATCAGGATAAGTTACAAACGCTGATATAAAATGTTCAATTCCTATATCTAATAATGGATTTATTAAAATTCTAACATTACCGGCTGATACATCCATATCATATCTACAAATAGCATTACCTTCAAATAAGGTTGAGTGTCCACTAAATCTTACACCATCTAGATTATTAGTAATACTAGCAGTTAGTGTAATATCTTGCATGTCGGGTGTTCCTGAATCACTTGAACGAATTTGAAATTCACCCTGATAAAAATTTGTTATAGGAACTTCTAATATAACTTGATTCTGTGCATTTCCGGACGTATACGCTGTACTGGTAGTTGTAGTAGTTAAAAATAAGTTAGTAAAATTGTTATTAATTTTACCAAATGCTACCCTTAAGGGATCACCATTACCATCGTTAGGTGTTTCACCAATGTTAATATATTCTTGGCTACCATATGTGGTTGTATTGGTGTCAAGAGTCAAAGAAGATGTAGTTGTTTCTATTGAGGAAAGTGTTGCAAGCTTTGTAGCTTTTTGTTTTTGTCTAATAATTACCGGATTATTTGCTTTGCTATCAAATGTATTGGTAATAGTCATATTAATATTATTGTTAATAGTATTAATATTTCCCGTACTTGTAGAATTATTTACATTGCTATTAGCAGCCAATGAGACCAAATTAACAATCATTCTGTTAATCTGATTTAACGAATTACCCAATGATTCATTTCCGGTATCGTCAATTAATTGTAATATCTCAGGATTACCAGTAGTTAATGTAAATAAATTTGCAAAATTATTATTAATTTTGTCAAAGGCAGTGCGTAAAGGATCCCCACTACCATCATTTGGTGTTTCGCCTGTTTCAATAATTTCTTGTGACATGTAAAATCCTAGACCTATAGAGTATTTATCAAAAGCCGAACCAATTCTTCTTTGGAGCTTCTATAACTATAGGGGTTTTACTACGCTGGATCTCTTGTAATGCTCTAATTGCTTCCATTTTTACTTGATTGTCAGCACTCTTTGTCATCTCAATCAATACACTTATTCGTGCCGCTTCACTCATTGTAGCATCTCTACTTATGGATTTCTGTGCTTCTAAATATAACTCAAAATCTTTGTTTGTAGCACAGCCGGTCAATAATATACTCAATAATAACAAATACTTCATAATATGCTATTATTTTACGTTATCAAATATCTTTTTCTGTTCGTTATACCAATCTTGCCATCCATCTACCTTAGTTGAACATTCGTGGTATAGTGAATAGTTATGTACAATAACTTTAAGCATGTCTGTAATTGCTACTTTATCACCCTCAATCTTTTTAAGACTTTCGCATTTTTTCATTAGTTCAGGAGAAGCATTAGGGAACTTTTGTTTTACCGGGACAGTAGTTGTGCAACCAGCTAATAATAAAATGATTAAAAGATATTTCATTTCGTAGCCGCCTTATTCAACTCAGTGGCTTGATTGTGTAAATCTATGATTTCTTTAGGTACAGGGCAAATTTCAATATATTTAATAATTTCTTCTTTTTTGACTATTTCTTTATCAATGTACTTGATAACATCACGACCTTTTTCACGGATAATTTTAGTCTTTTCTACAATCTTTTCTTGGATTTCAATGTTCTTATTAGCGGATTGTGCTTCAGCTTGTGCTACTTTAGCTTCCATTTCTTTGACTCTAAGTTCCCACTCTTTGTAGTCGGCTAAGCCTCCTTCAAGATATACACCAATTACAAGTACAATAATGCTACATATTTGTATAGCAAATTGATATGTTTTGACAAAAGGAATGAATCCTAGGACGAATCCTGCTATTGTGCCCAAAATACCTAATCCAAAGATTATATGTATTGCGGCGTCGGGTAGTATTGATAGTATCCACATAGTAAACTTATTTATTCAAAATTTGGTACAACTCAGGATTTATGTCTTGTAAACTCACATTCCGGTGTATGTCAAACATATTGTTAAATTCCATAAATCTATTCAGTTGTTCTTCTCCGTCCACTTCAATTAAACATTTATTTTTAAGAGCAGTCATTGTAGTATGGAACATGGCGGGTTGAAATTTACAATTTTTTTCTAACCATTGTTCAATTCTATCCCAACATGTTTTTTTATAGTCTATGGGTAAATATAAAAGATCCAATTGAATAGGGCTATGCAAAATTATAGGGTGTATTACAACAATAGTTTTGTTATGAATACGATTAAAATTTTCTAAATATTCAAATAACTCAGTAATAAGTCCCAAATTAGTAGATTGTATTACCGGTGATACATTTATAGTAATATTATCTTTTGTTTTTTCTACTAATTTATTTAAGTTTTTATCAATCTGTTGCCATTTACTAGGATAACGTATATACTCTTGCATTGGGCCAAATCCATCAATACTTGCAAAAAGTACGACCCGATTAAACTGACTAATTATATTTAAAAAAGTGTCTTGCATATTAGTCATATTAGTATTAAGTTTAAGAAAAATATTTTTTGATTTACCTTGCTCAATAAAATATTCCAACATCTCATAATTCTTGTCAATTATTGTTGGTTCACCACCGGTGATATATATTTCTAAAATATTATCTATTTGACTTTTGATATTTTCCATAAACATATCAGTATTGTACCAATCATTTATATCATCATACCGTGTCATACTAATATAATTACCAATTGTAGGAGTACTTTCTTGTATTTCAAATATCTCTTTTTCAAATTGACTAGAGTTAATACTGCTACAACTTTTACATTTTAAATTACACAGATTACCAAATCGTAAATCAATATATTCTACTGTTTCGGGGATATGTGTTCCGGATGCTAATTTTTTTCTACCCAACTCTTTTCCCAACCAATACTTATTATAAGTATTTCTATGACTTATTCCATATTGTTCTTGCTTATAACATTGTTCACACCCATTTACTAATTTACCTTTTAACATATCAGATCGAATACTTTTATAACCATCCGAATTAATAATTTGATTTAAATTATCTTTACCCAAATTGTAGGGAGTACCATCTATTTTATTAACGGTAGCGGTAGATACGCAACAGGGTATTACATCACCGTTTGGATTAACTGCAATATGTACCCATGGTAACATACAAAAACTTTTATTCATAAAACTTTATAACCTTATTAACTATATAGTCCACTTCAATATCAGTCAATTCAGGATACATAGGTAAACTTAATACTCCTCTAGACAACAAAACACTATTGCCTAATAAATCAGGTTTAGGTAAATCCTTACCAATCGGTAAATCACCCAGTACATACTCATAATGAATTTTACTATCGATTCCTTCAGCTAATAAATGAGTTTGTAATGAATTTCTATCAGCAAGATACATAACAAATTTTTGATGGGCATGTGGGTCTTTGGTATCTGATAGACACGTTAATGGTAGTTCACTGAATTTATCACACCAGTATTTTGCTATATCACTTCTACGCTTCTGCCATTCATCTATATATTTTGCTCTAACAAGAATTTGAGCACAATCTTGTTCACTCATTTTACTATTAGATCCTGCATCATGGAAGTAAGGCTTGTTATTATCTCTATAACTTGAAGCATATAGATATAACTTTTCATCATTGGTAACAATAGCACCACCGTTACCCGAGCTCGGTAAGTTCTTTGTAGGGTCAAAACTAATTGACATTCCACTACCTACATCACCCTCACATACTAACCAATGTTGTGCTCCGTCAACTATTACACCATACGCATTTGAATAACTAGCATTTGGCCATGGCTTACGACCAGCAAATCCCATCACACAATCATATATTCCACCTCTTCCGGTTTCATGTTGAATAACACCATTCTTATCAGTATCAGCTAATTCAATATCCCAACCTGCTGTAAGAAAGGCATTTAATGTAGCCGGGTAAGTTAGATTAGGAATACGAATAGTTGGATTGCTCTCCATAGTCTCACCATGTTTAATCTTTTTCCAACGAGCAATAATCTCTAATGCTTGTGTACCACTATGTACAGTTATAGCATATTTTGTTTTGGTGCGGTGTTTAAGCCATTCTTCAAATGATCGGGTGTAATGTCCACCGACTAGTTTCCCGTCTTTGAGGGCACGGTCTGTGGCATCCAATAACTCATCTCTTAAATTACTGTACTGTCTTACTAGACCGAAGTGAGGAATTTGCATTTTTTGCCCAAGCTATATATCCACCATTAGCAACAGACCATGGACAATATTGTTCCCATAACAATTTTGATTGTTCGATGTTTTCTTTCATCAACTTGTCTATGTTGACTCTGGATTTATATCCATGTAGAGTCCAGTCATGTGCTTTTAATGCGGTTTCTAATTCGTTCATTTTACTTTATCCTGCCAGTAACTAGATGCACTAAGCCACTCATAATATTTTTCAAATCCTTCTTCTACATCCACTTTAGGATCATATCCAAAGTCCCTACGAGCGGCATCAATGTTTAATGCACCACGACTCGGGAAGTCAACATCTTTATCTTTAACTACTAATGTTCCACCACCTACTAACTTTAATGCTAGTTGTGCGGCTTCTAACAATGTACGACTATGGCTCTTTGTAATATTGTATGTTTTGTTTAATGTATTATCACTCAATGCGGCTGCAACAATACCGCATGCGGCATCATCAACATAAGTAAAGTCTAATGTTTCATTAGCACCATTAACATTTAATGTTCCACCACGCATTGCAGTTAACATAAACTTAGCAATAACTCTATCTTCTACGTCAAGCGGACCATATACTGCACTAGGGCGGATAATAGTGTGACTAAAAAAATTACGACGGCTATAGTCTTTGACAAGGTGTTCACCTGCTAATTTCATAATTCCATATTGACCTTGAGGTTTACAATCATAATCCTCAGTCACATCATCAGTAAAGTCTCCGTATACCATACTTGAACTAATGTAAATAAACTTCTTTACATTATGTTTTTTACTTGCTTCGCATAAGTTCAATAGACCTTCCATCATTGTTTGTGCTCCTAGTCTAGGATTAGCATTAACAACTTTCTGTCTAGGAAAGCTTGCCATATGTATTACTATATCAAACTTATATCTACCAAATAACCAATCAATGCTATCACTAACAATATCTACAGCATGTATTTGTCCTGGCTGAATCTTTTTTAGTCTTTCAGTCATTAGATAATCAATTTCATCTTGTGGGATGATACCATAGGTAGTGCGAGTATCTGTAACAACGACACTATGTCCTTGTTTTTGTAGTTTATTTACTACATTATGTCCTATAAGGCCTAGACCGCCGGTGACTAATATTTTCATTCGTATTTTAACTTCCAAAATGTTAATTGTTTATGTGTTAGATATGCTCTAATCTGATAGATGTGACCATAACTATATATGTCATGGTTGCGATGCCAACTGGGTGTAGGGTTAGAGTTTTCCATTATCCATTTACCAGCTTCTGTTTGCTGCCATTCATATATAGGTTGTGCAACCATCAGATCAGGATCTTCAACATCACCCATTCCAATAGTATGAACTACTTGAGTAATAGTTATAATCTCTTCCCCGTTATCAGACACTTGTACCTGATACTCGGGTCTAGTAAATTCGTCTTTAGACTGCCATTGTTGCTTTGATAGGAACATGACTTTGATAGTTCTCTAAATGTATATCTTGCATTGTCATTTCAAAGATGTTTGTCTTTGAAGCATTTAACATCAATGTAGGCAATGGATAAGGTTCACGTGTTAATTGTTCTTTTACTTGTTCAATATGAGTTTTATAGATGTGAGTATCGCCTGTACTGATTACAAGTTCACCTACTTTTAGATCACAGTGATGTGCCAATAGATGTGTAAGTAATGCATAACTAGCAATGTTAAAAGGTAAACCCAAGAAAACATCAACACTACGCTGATACATATGGCAAGAAAGTTCACGATTTTTGTTAACATAGAATTGACTCATAACGTGACAAGGGGGCAATGCCATTTCGTCTAACTCGCTCACGTTCCAAGCACTGAGTATGTGCCTGCGCCCATTAGGATCTTCAATTAATCCTTTAATGAGATTTGCCAATTGGTCGACTTCAATTTTGTCAACTGCGAGGCGTGTGCCACCTTTGTGCGCTTTACCCATATCTTTTTCCGTACGGTACTTGTTCCAATGACGCCATTGTACCCCGTATACACGTCCGAGATCACCTTCAAATTTTGCTTTGTGTTTCCAATACGGCGCAAGCGCATTTGGTGTCCAGATAGTAGTTTTTCCTTCACTTGCACCGTGGGTAAGTTCTGCCAGTCTACGATCATCACTAGATCCTTCAATAAACCAGAGAAGCTCACCGACGCAAGCTTTCCAAGCAAGTTTTTTAGTAGTGACTGCGGGAAAGCCCCTACGCAAATCAAAGCGAATATGACGTCCAAAAACACTATAGGTGCCAACACCAGTTCTATCATCTTTCACTTCTCCGTTATCTAGTATATCTTTTAATAATTCTAAGTATTGTTTCATAAGTTATTATATCATGTTAATAAGAAAAGCCCCGACTGTTCAGGGCTTTTTGAAGTAATTAAAGTTTACCTAATAGTCGATCAGTTTCGGGCTGTACTGTATCCGCGATACTTTGTACATTAAGAACAAATTCTACACTTACAATAGAATCTTCCAACTCATTTAACTTACGACTAACAGCATCCTCTACTTGATCTGGATCCAAACCTTGTTGAAGTAACCTTTTAATGTTAATCGTTTGTTGCTTCTTACCTGTTAGTTTAATAATTAATTTTTTAATAAACTCTACCGGTATTTTATTCTTCTCTACATCTTCAAGGATGTGTTCCCATTTATCGATAAAATCAGGCGACATTAGTTATTTTTTTTGTAGTTTTTTTCTTTGCAGGGGTCGCTACTTCAGCCACAACTACTGCCTTTTTAGCCTTAGCTGATTTAGGAGCTAATGATGGATCTAATGTTTGTGCTTCTGTAGTTAAACGTTGTGCTTCAGCTAATAAGCCTTTTGCTTCACGTTCCATTTTCTGTGCTTGTTCAATACGTTGTTTAGCTAATGAAGCATCACCTAGTGCATCACCTGATGGGGCAACAACTGGTGGTTGTTTACCTTGTGAGCCACGCATCCTACGTGCTACATCAGCTGGATCTTGCATGCCACGACTTTGATCTAATTCAGCCATACGTTTAACAGCATCTTCACCTAATTTCATTTCATCTAAAATTTTATTAAGTTCATTCAACTTAATACGTGTGTTTGGTGCAGGTGTCATTAAAATCATTTCTGTGTTAACTTTCTTTAGTTGACTTTCAGAATGTAAAACTTGCAATATTGGTCTACCGTCTTGTGTGTAGCTACGATTTAATGCATCAGCTAAATTCTCACTATTTTGCCCAATATCACTTTCAATGCATTTAATTAATGAATCATGAATATTTTTGTTAATTGTTTCCGTATATGTTACTAAGCACATATGAGGCTCGCCCGGTACTTCTCGGAATACTACAGCTACTTTTCTGTCCCCGTGTTTTCCTACGTGTCTTGTAAAACTCATATTATGTTCTCCTTGTAATATGCTTATAGTTATTTAATAAGAAATTTGTTCTCTACAAAATTTCCATATGCCCATTTATGACCATTTAAGTTCATAAAAAACTGCTTCTTGTGGATCTTCAAATGCAATACAACTAGGAGTTACTAATTCAATTATATTACTACTAACTACAGGATATGTAACACTAAATCTACCACTCAATTTATCTAATACCCATTGCTTGGATTCAGATGTACACGGATGTGAGGTTACTACAAAGTGTTTGGGTGTATAATGTAATTCTCTATCACTAAACCAAGTAATAGGATCTAACTGAAATTCAATCATTTTGTTAAATTATCTAACATCTTGTATTTTTCCCAAGCTTCTACTACCGCAGGGGTTGAGTTATCATTAGTGGGTACAACTTGCATCCATAATCCTTTACCTAATTTTGCAGAATGATCGTATATATAACTATGACCTTCCCTGCGGCCTTGGTCATCAAATACTCTAGGTTGGTGTATCCTACCAGAAAAGTATAATCTAGTTGCCAGTGCTTTTACACCAGTAAGGTCATAATCGCTTAAACCATATTGTGCAGGATTACGAGCATAAGGATTACCTTCTGCATAATATTGCTCTACCACTTGTATAAAGGTACTGTAGTCTGGGCACAATGTACGAGTTACAATGAACATAACCTGATTCTCGGACACTTCATTTGCTATCAAACTAAGTAAGCAACCACCAAGGCTTGTACCAATGTACATCATACAATCATCTTTCTATCCTGCTTAACATAGTCACTATAAACTTGTTTACCATTAGCTCTAATCCATTCTACAATAGGTTGTGGATTATCATTAAATGCTTCCTTGAGTTCATCATATTCTATAGTGCTATTAAATTCATAAATCTCATATGAACGTTGGCTATTTGCTCTAGCACGAAGGATTAACATTTGCAATGGAATACCTGTAGGTTTTGCCGGGACTCGTTCTTCTTTAAGAATAGCAACAACCTTTTGCTTCTCCCATTGATTGTACCTATCCATATGATAGCCAACATCATGTAGGCTTTCAAGACCGTTACAGTCCCAAACTGCTAAGTAATGTTTAGTCATCATGTTTTGATAAAGTATCTAATGCCCCGGTAAGTAGTCTAATAAAAATATACAAGACTACTCCTAGTACTACTACTATAAAGCCATAGCCAAATATATCTAATATCATGCTGTTACTGCTTCATCATAAATTGCATATGTACCGAATGGGGGATTGGGATTCTTGTCACCATGAATGACCCACGTTGTGTCACAGTAATCAGCATCACCCCAGCTACCAAAGGGATATCCATCTGTAAATACAATCAATCGTTTAGGCACATTGCCAATGTCTTTCAAGTATGTAAAGATACAATCAAAGTCAGTACCACCACCTCCCATCGGCTCATATTCATCAATGAGGTCCATGTTCTCACTACTGAAGTCTTTGGGATTATATGTTTCAGTATCAAAACAAAATACATGGACCTTGTAACCATCAAAAGAATTCATCATGCCACCAATTTCACCTAAGAATTGTTGTGCTTGTTTGTTACTGATAGAACCACTCATATCAATAGCAACAACAACATCAATTTCTTCACCGGGGTTCATGCCGGGCATGATAGCATCCATGTGCCAACCTCTACGTGAAGGCCGCATCCAAGAATAATCTGTACGAATAGCACTTGTCAAATTCGTTTGAATCAATTCACGCCAGGGCATAACTGGATTAGTATGCTGTTTAATCAGTCGCTCAACACCTAAGGGCAATGAACCCGCTTCTGCACTACTTGCGGCATTGATAATTGCTTGCTTGACTTCCTGACGTACACGTTCACGTTCTTCAGTACTCATTGAGGGACGCTTACCTTTTTTGTTACCTTCACCTTCTTGATCACCGTCGCCATCACCATCTTCATCATCCATGTGATCGTCAATCATCTGGTCAATCAAATCTTCAATAGAGATTTTCTGAATATTCTTCATCAAATCATCATAAATTTCTTCTGCGGCTTTACCATCATACTTCTGCT